CACCTCGTCACAGGTCGCGTCTTCATCGGTCAAGAGGCGTGCACCTCGATACACGACACCAGCATATACGTGACGTGGTCTTACCTCATCGAACTCGAGGCTCGCAAGGTCTCGAGCGCCGAGTCCATCCTCCAGACTCTCAAGGGTCGCGGGCAGGATGTCGCGAACTGATGTATCGCATGATCATCGGCAACGCGGACCCGCTTCGAGTCTCGAACAAGGACGACGTGATTGCGACCCTCCTTCTCGAACTCTCAGAGTGGTCGGAGTCGAGGGTCAATGGTCGTCAATCCGGACGGCTACATCGAGCGTAGAGGCTGAAATCCCGATTCTCGGATTTTTCCGGTATTCGATTTTGGGTTCGACCAGGGATCCGCAGCTCCAGGTCGAGCAAAGTGCTCAAACGGGCTGCAATCGCACTTCGTAGTTTCGAGTCAGTTTCAAGGATTTCCGGAAAACAGCCTTTTACCCCACCCTAGAGAGAACGCTACTGAAGGTTTTTTGAGCCTGCGCGGGTCTCGAACTCGAACCCCAAACCGCCAACAATCCCCGCGCCGCAGGCGCCCCGGTGACAATACCCGGCAGCCTAGCCCATCCCGGCGGCTAGGGGTCTACACCGCCCCGGCCGGACAAAGGGTCGTTGGTCTATGATTGTGATACGTAGATGCTCGCCCATCCTAGACACCGCGTCGTTGATACCTAGAGCACTGCGAGAGCCTCTCTAATGTCACCGAAGGACATACGACCCCAGACTGATAGCCAAGCCCTAGAACGCCGCCTAGAGACCCTCGAATTGACCCTCGGGGAACTCGTCGCGATCCACCGCCGAATTGAGGCCGCGCTGGTGAACTCCATACTGCTCAAGCCACTACGCTGAACGCGCTGGACTAGAAACGAAGGGGGGGGGGTCTAGGAAGACCCAGCCTCGCAGTGCCCCGAGTGCAGTGGAAGCCATTTCTCGAATAGGGTCTGTCTGGTGTGCGCGGGCACACCTAGTGCGGAATCGACACCACTATTAGCGACCGACCTCGAGACCCGTCCCGATGGCCAAGTCAGACTCCTTCTTCATCCGCCACAGCATACAACCAGACAACTCAGGAACCTTCGTTCAGGACAGCATCGATCTCGGTGCGTATGTCGACGCGCTGGGCAAGTCGGTCCTGCGGATCCACAACATAGCCGTGACCTTCTCGGACTCCTCGGGCAACGCTGCGCAAGTCACCGCCGCCGCCGACTCGGCCGCCATCCAATTTCAACTCACGACTCAGTCTCAGAGCGACACCGTCACGGCTGCTAATCGAGCAGTGGTCGCGACCGGCATTGTCTACGCTCAGAACTCGTTCGGCGCGTCCGAGTTTCCCCTGCTCTCTCACGACATGGACAACCTTCCGCAACTCTGGACGAACGGCTTCCTCATCGCGGTCGATACTCTCTATCTCGGTGGCGAGGCGAGCACAGGTTGGGAGGCTGCGGATGACATGACGATCTCTATCGTGATGGAGTGCACCGTGGAGACCATGAGCACGGCCGCAGCAATGGCCCTAGCCCTATCCCAGCAATGAGGCGGGGATATGAGCAGGCACTACTCAGCAGAGGAAATCCTCGCCATCCTAATCGGCATCTCTACGGGCGGTCGAGGTGGCGGCGTGAACCCTGAGAATCCGCTGCTCGGCATCCCCTCATTCGGTGACGCATTGGCCGAGGATAGGGCACGTTCTCGAGGCGGTAGAGCTTCACGACCAGGCTCTCGAGGATCAGGTCGAAGATTTCCGCTCCCGAAATCGAAGAAAAAGCGGAAGGTCTCAGCCTATCAGAAGGAGTTCGGCCGCCAACTCAAGAGACTCAAGCGAGAGCACCCGCGCACCCCGGTGACACGGTTGATGAAGCGAGCCCATGCTGCAACACGGAAGGCCCGGAGGGGGAAATGATGCCTCCCCGAACTCGAGTCCTCAGCCTGCGCGGAGTGCTCGATCCCCTCAGCGCGGAGATACCACTCCCACCTCAGAAGATATTCGACTTCGAGAGCGCGGGGTCTCCCGATCGAGCATGGAAGGTCATCCGGTTCGAGATTTGGCCTTCGGATTTTGGCGATGGCGGCGGCTGGACCTACCAGACATTCCCCTCACACAAATTCACCATCTACACCGACAGCGGCGGCAATCCTGCCGTGCTCAACGCGGACGAGAACCGCGCAATCGGATGGTCCTTCACGACGTCCGCTGTCGGGAAAGACCAATACTGCATTTCACCCATTCATGAGAGGTGGATTCTCGACCCTGATCACCTCGTCACAGGTCGCGTCTTCATCGGTCAAGAGGCGTGCACCTCGATACACGACACCAGCATATACGTGACGTGGTCTTACCTCATCGAACTCGAGGCTCGCAAGGTCTCG